ATCAATTATGGAAGGGGAGCAGGAAAGGCAAGAGCTGATACAAAAATATCTGAAATGTGTTAAAGAAAAACACTGGCCGGGTTATAATGACGAAATCGAAACCGTGTCTATCCCAAGATGGGGTTTTAAGCATATCATAAACGAGGAGTATTAAAAATGGAAGATAACAAACAGATGACTATTACCAACGGCACCGAACTGGCCGCAACCGCAAGCGCGGCAATGGCAAAGGCTGAAATTGAATCGGCCTATGTTATGGCAATGAAACGACCACGCAACTGGATGAACGTTCGCGCTCAGATTCTTGCAGCGTGTGAACGACCTGTTTTTGCTGAAAAAGCGGAATACCAAAAGCCGATTGGCGGCAGTAGAATCAGCGGCCCCTCAATTCGCTTTGCTGAAACAGTTATTCAGGCGGCTGGCAATATCAAAACGTCTGCAACCGTGATTTACGATGACGAAAACATTCGCAAGGTGCATGTGCAGGTTATCGACCTTGAAAATAACATCAGCTATGGCAAAGAAATCACATTGCAGAAAACCGTCGAGCGCAAGCAGCTCAAACAAGGGCAGGAGCCACTTGCAACGCGATTAAACAGCTACGGACAGATGGTTTACATTGTGCCGGCGACCGAAGATGAACTACTGGTCAAGCAGGCAGCGCAGGAAAGCAAAATCATCAGAACTTGCGGATTGAGAATGATACCGCAAGATATTGTCGAGGAGGCAATGGAAGTTGCCCGCGTTACCCGCAAAAAGAACATCGACCCGAAAGCGGAAACCAATAAGATTCTTGATGCTTTCGCAAAAATGGGCGTGAAACCCTCTGACATTGCAAGCTACCTGAAAAAGCCGATTGAACAGATTGTAGCGGCTGATATTGACGATTTGAGACAGATTTACACCGCGATTAAAGACGGCGACGCAAGATGGTCTGACTTCTTAGAAGATGCAGAAGTCGTTGATGGTAGCGTGAAAGAAGATGCCAACGCGAAATTGGCAAGGCTGAAAAAAGAATCAGATGCAAAGAAGCCGGTCGACAAGCCAGCGGATAAAGGCTTAGAACCAGCGCCAGTTATACAAAGAATTTACAACTTGCGCAATGCTCTGGGAATGGGTGGAGATGCAAAAGATAAGGTATTTGCAGCAACCGTTAAAGCCATTGAACCGGCTATCGAGGGCAAAACGCTGAACGATATGAGTGTTGAACAGCTTGAAAACATTGCCTCGATGCTCTCTGAAATGTTGGAAAAGAAAAGAAAATAAGCAAGCGCGGGGCAAGCTTCGGTTTGCCTCGCTTATTTACGCTATGAGAAAAATCGAACAGGGGGTAAAGAGTGAATAAAATAATAGTAAGTGGCGGTCTTGGCAGAGATGCAGAATTGAAGTCATTGCCAAGCGGGAAAAACGTTCTTGAGTTTTCAATAGCCGTGAACAGTGGTTTCGGGGATAGTAAAAAGACTTACTGGTGGAAAGCCAAACTATTCGGCGACAGGGCCGCGAAGCTTGTCGAACATTTTGTTAAAGGCACAAAGTTGTTGATTGAGGGTGTGCCGGAATTGCGAGAATACGAAGCCAAAGACGGCAGCGGCAAGAGAATCAGCCCGGAGATCTTTGTAACAGATTTTGAGTTTATTGGCGGCCGCCAAGCCACACAAACAACCGAAGGTGGCTTTGACGAAAATATTCCATTCTGATGAGCGAGACACAAATTAGCAAAGAAATTGCCGATTTCGTGCGCAAGAATTATCCGCAAGTACGTTTCACCCGCTTACAGTGCGGACTTGCGAAAGGTTGGCGGGGCGGAGTGATTAAGCTGTCGGAAGAGGGGTGGCCGGATTACATTGGTTATCTACCAGACGGCAGATTTATCGGCATAGAAATAAAGGATCCGAAAGGCACAACCGCCAAAGCGCGAAAGGCGAAACAAGCTGCCCGTGGAAGCGACATAATAGCGGCGGGCGGGGTGTACCTGATTTTAACAAGCGTCGAGGATGCAAATAAAAAAATAGGAGAACTAGCAAATGGACTTTAATAACTTAAATATCAGAGAGTTGAGGGAAAAAGCCTCACTAACACAGATGCAACTAGCTGCAAAGCTGGGCGTGTCGATGATGACAATTCGGATATGGGAAAATGGGGCCGGGAAACCGAATGCCGAGAATTATAAAAAGCTGGTTAAGCTTTTCAATCTTTACAAGCTATTTGAAGTGCAACCGCTTTAAATATTCATCTCACCCGCTCCGGCGGGTTAAAAAAGGAGGAATTATGATTAAAAGTAGTATTGAAAAACTTGCTGATACAATAGGGTTTGAGATTGGCACAAGTGATGACGTAACACAGGCCAAATTGATAAACGGACTGTGCAAAGGATTAAACAACTCTATACCACTGAAAAGTGATTTAGATATGCAACTTTGTTACATAGCAGACAAGTTGGACGAAAAGACCGAAAAAGTTTTGGTTGGATTAGTAGAATTTATCAAGTTAAAAAACGAAAAGTAGCATAAAATACCCACTTAGCCCGCTTCGGCGGGTTTTTTTTTGCCAATTTTGAGAGCGTAAAATAATTTGAAGTTTAAATTGACAATATGGTTGTGGTTGTGGTAGGATTAAGTATCAAATTTGCGGAGGATTAAATGAAAGACCTTAAAAAAATGCGGGTTGATGCCGCAATGACACAGTTCGACCTTGCAAAAGCTGTCGGTGTTTCGGTAAACACGATTATTAAATGGGAAAACGAGGTTAGCAAGCCGAACAGAGAGAATTACGAAAAGCTCAAAGAAGTATTTTATATTCTGCCGTTTTCGGAGGAGTAATAATGAGATGGTTTAAACATATGACAGCGGCAAAGGACGATGAAAAAATTGTTGAGTTGCTTGCAATTGGCGGCCTTGAGGCTTACGGTTTTTATTGGGCGGTCATTGAACTTGTTGCCCGACAAATGGAAAAAGAATCTGGCAAATGTAGCGTTACCTACCCGTTACCCTACCTGTCACGTCAACTTTACTGCCACCACAATAAGGTGACTAACCTGCTGGGTAAACTCCAAGTAACAGGTCTGATAGACGTGGATAAAATTGAAGTAGATGGCAGGGTAAATTTTAAGTTGACTTGCCCAAACCTGCTTAAATACAGAGATGAGTACACGACCAAAAAAACAAAAAATCGGGACAATATCGAGACAATATCCCGACAAACTCAGGAGCAAGAAACAGATACAGAAACAGATACAGATATAGAAACAGATATAAAACAGAAGCAAAAAAAAATAAAAGAAAAAAAGGCCGATGTTGTTTTTGAAATTCCGGATAAGCTAAACACGCCCGATTTTTTACGAGCTTGGGAGGAGTGGCAAACTTACAGAAAACAAAGGCGCCAAACGCTAACTGCTTTTTCAATCAAGAAACAGATTGAATTCTTGGTGTCGATTGGTGCGAAAGACGCCGTTATCTCAATCAACGAAAGCATTAAAAATGGATATACGGGATTATTCCCGGTGAAGCAGGCGGCAAGAAACAATAACGACAACGGTTTCGACGCTATAGAATGGCTTAAAAACGCTTAGAGAGGGCAACAATGGCAACAATTGAAACAGTAAAAAAGATATTTGCGATGGTGTTCTTTAAGTTTCCGGGGCGCAGGCCGCGCACCCACGAAGAAGGGGAAATCGCCCTGAAAGCTTGGTGCAAGATATATAACCGAGTGCCAGACGATGTGTTAATGCAGGCGGCGGAGCGATTTTACGCAGAAACAACCAAGCTATACCCAGACGACGACCCATTTGCGATGATCAACCGGATCGCGAATCCGACCTTCACGGAAACAGAAGGCGACGCGGTAGAGCTTGCTTTTGAAGCTGCTTCAAGGTTTGGTAGATACAAAGAAGCGGAGGCAATGTCTTGGATCCGTAGCAAGTCTAAGCTAGTTGCGGCAGCTGTGCAACGGCTCGGCTTTTTAGAACTATGCGATAGCGTACAACCAGATGTTGTCCGGGGGCAGCTAAGAGCGATATTTGCGGCAGAAAAGAGCAGGGCGAAAGAAACAGGAGCAGTCTGCGATAGCGCCACGCAACTTGACGATGGCATAAATAAAAAACTCTTGGATTTTGTGACCGGTTTTAAGATAGGGGGGCAAGAGTGAGTGACGAAAAGGTTATTGTCGATGTTGACAGGGTTTTTGAAGTTTGCAACGCAAGCTTAAGAGCGGCACACAGGGAAGATTGTTTTCTGCTTGCGCCGACACTGGAAGATTGCTTGATTTGCAGGAACGCAAGGTGTTTTGACGCGTTTAAAAAACAAAACGAACTATGGGGGATTACGGATGGGCAAAGTGTCCGCGAATTGCGCGACATACAAAGTTTGAAACGCAAGCCTTGTGTTGTCGCACCTGTGCAAAAACAAACCGTAAGATCCGATAGGCCTAGAAATGACCGGCTGTTTTAACAAGCAACCAGAAAGACTAAAGTGGAGGTTTCAAAGTGATAGAAGTAAGAAGAATTTCGGGAACTCAACTCGACGGTGTCAGCTTGTACGTAGTTTTTTACAATGGCACCTGCAAGAAAGTTTATGCCCGCAGCGAAAAAGAGGCGATTAAAATAATCGAAGAAACAGAGGAGAAATAACATGAGCGATTACATTGAATGTCCGTATTGCGGCGAGGAACAGGAAGTAAACCACGATGACGGCTACGATCCGGGCACCATATACCGGCAAGAATGCACAGGTTGCGGGAAGACTTTTGCATACGAGGCAAGCATAAGTTTTTTTCTCGAGGCGTTTGCAACGCCGTGTATAGACGGTGGTGCCGAACACGATTGGAAAGAAACAAACACATTCCCTCGATGCTACAGAAAACTACGCTGCTCTGTATGCGGCGAAGAAAAAGATATCGAAGGCATTGAGGAAGAAAGAAAAGCGTATCTTGCGGAGCTGGGCAAAAGATAAATCGGAATAATCAAAAGGAGCTTAAATGATAGAAACACGAACAGAAAAAGAACGCGAATACCTAGCATATGTCGATCAACACATCAAAACCGTGCAGTCAGTATGGCTTGCATTGCAGGAGCATCTAACCGATTGTTATTGGCTGGAAGATTGGTATTATTTCATAATCAACGACCGCATAAGTCGCCACGACCAGTCAAAATATGATAGTTGTGAATTTGGCGGCTATCGGCAGTTTTTCTATCCCGAAAACGAAAATGAAAAGAACGCAATCGCGTTTAATTACGCGTGGAATTACCATCAGAAAGCTAACGACCACCACTGGGAATACTGGCTTTTAATTGGTGCTGGTGGCAAAGTTCATGCGCTTAAAATGGGTTTTCCGTCGATCATAGAAATGCTTTGTGATTGGACTGCTATGAGTGTTAAATTCAAAAATATGCCATCTCATTGGTTTGATGCAAATAAAGAAAAAATGGTTTTGCACCAAGACACGATTCAAACTATTTTGCATTGGCTACCACTTTTTGATAATGTTTATAATCAGATGATAGCCAAATTTCACGAGGAAACGGGGCAAGGTTGAAATGAAACTCGCAAGTAGGTAAAATGTATCAAGAAACTAAAACAAAACGCAAGACGGGCGTTTAAATAAAAAGGAGTAATTATGAAACTTGAAAACATTGGATTTTATACACTAGAAGATTATCGCGCACAAAACGTTTCTGCCGACTCTGAAATGTGGCGCACCGAAATAATCATTACAGAGTATTGTAATTTTAAATGTCCATATTGCAGAGGTCTGGCTTCTGAAATTTATGGAGAAAGAGAAAAGAAACAACTTTCCCTAGAAGAAGTTAAAAACATCATTGACTTGTGGTGCGAGAAAGGATTACGCAATATACGGTTTTCCGGAGGCGAGCCTACTGTTCACCCCGATCTGATCGCAATGGTTGAATATGCAAAAGACTTGGGAGTAAGCAGAATTGCTATATCAACTAACGGCTCTGCATCACTAGAATTGTATCAAAAACTTCTAGATGCAGGAGTGAATGATTTTTCAGTGTCATTAGATGCTTGTTGCGCCGATGATATAGATAGAATGGCCGGAGTGAGTGGCTATTACGAAAACATAAAAAACGCAATTACATTTTTGTCTAGCAAAACATATGTGACCGTAGGTTGTGTTTTTACGCCTGATAATGTTCAAAAACTAATTGATACAATCACGTTTGCTGATTCTATGGGCGTTTCTGATATTAGAATAATCTCATCGGCTCAATGGAACGCACCTATTGAAAAACTCGCAGATATTCCCGCTGAAATGTTGGCGAAATATCCAATTCTTAAATATAGAGTAGAAAACTTTCTTCAAGGCCGAAACGTCAGAGGAATTGCCGATACTGATTGTAAAAAATGTTATTTGATGATGGATGATAGCATTGTCGCAGGCGACTATCATTTCCCCTGTGTAATTCACATGCGAGAAAAAGGGCAGGCGATCGGACGTGTTGGCGAAAATATGCGGAGTGATCGTATTGTTTTTATGCAAAAACACGATACGCACAAAGACCCTATCTGCAAAAAGAACTGCTTAGATGTTTGCGTGGATTATAACAATCGCGTCGAAAGATTCAAAACAAGAAAACAAAACGCAGGAAGACGCGTTTAAGTAAAAAGGAGTAATTATGAAATACAGAAAAAAGCCGATTGTGATTGAAGCATTCAGAATGGGAATGGACCCAAGACCTGATTGGTTCCTGAGCGAAGTGACAAAAAACAGGATTACTACACATCTGACCAATGACGAGATAAACGACGGCAACCCGTGGAATCACAAGAAAACTTGTTGCATAATTAAGACGCTTGAAGGGAAAATGCGCGGGGATTATGGCGATTACATTATCAGGGGCGTTCAGGGTGAAATATATCCTTGTAAACCGGACATTTTTGAGGCCACCTACGAAGCGGCAGAAAGTGACGAGTAATTATGGAATACCCGAAACAACCCGATATGCTAAATAAGCCACAGGACGCCATTGCACAATGGACAAGCCTCGTTTAAATTTGCTGCTTTGTTTTTTGTTGGTTTGTTTTTCATCTTAGTCTATACACATTCTATCAAAAATTTCGCGTCGAGTGCAACATAAACACCGGCTGCATTTCTTCCCCATCGTGAACCGCCCTTTTCTTTTGTAACTCTCCGAACGTCTAAATGGATCCCCGGATTGTTCCAGTATGGATACAAACCTATGCCGCCGAATAGCAAACTTTTTTCTGCCGCCAAGAATTGGTCTATGAGCGAAACGCCGACAAAATGCCCGTCCACAGCCAAGCCTTTGCCGTGTGTGCCCTCATCACCACCACGGTATGAACTATGTACAATGAACGGGTGCCCTACTTTTGCACGTAGAGCGTCTAAAGCATATATGATTTCCGGACTCATA